CCTGCAGGCCGATCCCTGGGACGGCTACATTCTGGGCTATCCGGTGAAGTTCACCGAACATGCTCAGACCCTGGGGGTGAAGGGCGACCTCAGCGTGGTCAACATGTCGGGCTATTATTCGGCAATGAAGGCCGGCGGCGTCGATTTCGCGTCGTCGATGCATCTCTACTTCGACCAGAACCTGACCGCCTTCCGCTGGACCTTCCGCATCAACGGTCAGCCGATTCTGTCCAAGGCCGTCAGCCCGGCCAACGGCTCGAACACCAAGTCGCACTTCGTGACCCTGGCCAGCCGCCCGTAAGTCGCCGCGCCTCCAGCCGGCCGGCGGCGGCTCGCTTCGACCGCCGGATCCCTTCCATCCCCCACTCAAAGGAGACGCGCCCATGTGGCCGAACCTCAAGCCTTCCCAGCGCGCCGCCATTGTCGGCTCGATCGATCCGCAATCGGCCACCACGGCCAAGTCGACCGGCTGGATCGACGCTTCGCAGTTCCAGAACTTCATGGCCCTGATCGCCATCGGCGCCATCACCTCGACCGGCACCGACGACGCCAAGATTCAACAGGCGCAGGACAGCTCCGGCACCGGCGCCAAGGACATCACCGGCAAGGCCATCACCCAGGTGACCGCCGGGTCGGTGCAGACCTTGATCAACGTCAAGCAGGACGATCTCGACGTGAATGGCGGCTTTGGCTTCATCAGGCTGACCGTCACCCCCGCGACCGCCGCCAGCCTGATCGCCGCCGTGGTCCTGGGTTTCGACCCGCGCTACTCGCCGGCCGACGGCTACGCCGCCGCCACTCAGACCCAGATCGTCGGCTGATCGCCGCCGATCTCTGCGCCCCGGGCCTTGGCCCGGGGACGCTTGGGCGAACCGCCGAAGTCATGGCCGGCGGTTCACCCAAGCGCCCTTAACCGGAGGTCCCCATGTCTGCCCAAAACACCGCCAAACGCTCGGCGCCCGCCAAGATGACGGCGCCCGCTGAAGCGGCTGCCGTCAAAGCCAAGCCGACCCCGACCGCTAAGGCCAAGGCCGCAGCCGCGACCGTGACCCTTACCGGTCATTTTGAAACCGAGACGGGCGGCTATCGCAAGTTCGCCCCGGGGGTTCATGCGCTTCCGCCGCACCTGGTCGCCGAGGCCAAGGCCCGCGGCCTGGTCGCCGACGACGCCTAAGCCGCGCCATGTCGCTGCGCGTCGTTACGCCGCCAGTCGAGGATGCGGCCCTCATGACCCTCGAGGAGGCCAAGGCCCAGCTGCGTGTCGACCATGACGACGACGACGATCTGATCCAGGCCCTGATCGACGCGGCCCTCGACGCGATCGAGACCGACGTCCAACGCCGCTATTTCGCCCAAACCATTGAATGGGTGTGCGACGCCTGGCCGGCCGGTCGGCCATTTCCGCTCGCCGGAATTGATGGCGCCAAGGGTATGGAGGTGACGTCCGTCACCTACGTTGACCTCGAGGGTAACGCCCAGACGCTCGACCCCAGCCAATACTGGGTGCGGCCGATCGGTGAGACCATCAAGATCGTGCCGCGCTGGTTCATCTGGTGGCCCCTGATCGGCGATGGCGCCGAGCGCGTAGTGGTCCAATTCACCGTTCCCGACGGCGTGATCCGCAAAGGCGTTCAACACGCCGCCAAGCTGCTCGTGTCCCACTGGTACGCCCACCCCGACGCCGTGGTTGGCGTCGAGAACCGCGACAGCTCGACCGAAATGCCGCTCGGCGTCGAAAGCCTGCTGTGGCGCGAGCGCTGGGACGTTCCGGAGGCTTGCTAGTCGCGTCCAACCCTTTCCAACCTGGAGAAACCTGATGTCCTTCTCGATCCTGAGGCGAACCGCGTTCGCCTGTGTCGCAACGCTGTTCGCCCTGGCCGCCGTCTTGGCGCTGCCGGCCGCCTCGGCCTTCGCCGCTGACCTGACGGTCACAGCCGCCAATGTGCTGCCCGGGGCCAACGCCGTGCTCGTGACCGGCACTGCCGGCGAGGCCATCACCGCCGGCCAGGAGCTCTACAAGAAGGCCGCCGACCTGAAGTGGTACAAGGCCGATTGCAATGCCGTCTCGGCCGAGGCGCGCGTGGCCAAGGGCGTCGCCCTCACCGGCTCGGCCGCCGGCCAGTCCGTGGTGGTGGAGACCTCCGGCCAGATCACCATCGGCGCGACCCTGACCGCTGGCACCGTCTATTATTTGTCGGGCACCGCCGGCGCGATCCGGCCAGCGGCCGACAACACCACCGGCGATTATCCCCAGGTCGTCGGCATGGCCTTGAGCACAACCGTGCTGCAGATCGACTTCGCCCTCGCGGCGGCCGCGGCTCTATAGCCATGGCCCGAGTCCGCTTCATCGCCGACCACGATTACCGCCCGACGCGCCGCGTGACCGTCGCGTACAAGGCCGGCTATTCGGGCACGGTGAAGCGCGACTGCGCCGACCAGGCCGTTGCCCTCGGCAAGGCGGTCGACCTCGACGCTAAAGGCGAACCGCCGCCGCCCGTAGAGGAGTCCGCCGGGTGACCCATGCCGGCCAGCTGCGCGAGCGCATCCGTTTCGAGGCGCATGGGCCCGACGCCAACGGCGATCCGCTCGGACCCTGGATCGAGATTTTCGCCTGCTCGGCGCGAATCCAGTCCCTGCGCGGAACCGAGGTAGTCCTGGCCCAACGGCTGGAGGGCGAGCAGCCGGTGTTGATCTCGATCCATTCCAGCCGCGCCGCCCGGGCCCTTACCACCGACTGCCAGGCGGTCAACGACCGCACCGGCCAAGTCTACAACATCAAGGCGATCACGCCCGACGAACGCAAAATGTGGCTCGACGTGCTGGCAATCGCCAAGGCGGGGGGCGCCGTTGGCTAGGTTCATCCCGCGCCAGGGCAACGGCACAATCTTCGTCGGCGTCCAAGGCGCCGCCCAGCGGGTGAAGGGCCTCGACAAGCTGCAGGCCCGGCTCGCCTCCCTGCCGGATGCCATGGTTGCTCGCGTGCGCGACGCCTTGAGTCAGGGTGTCGACGATATGGTCGATGAGATGAAGGCGATCGCGCCGTCGAGCGATCTGGAGCCACATCCCGGCGCACTGCGCGAGGCGATCGAGAAGCAGGACGGCCGCCACGATCTTTCGTTCGACGTCACCTGTAACCCAGAAGACGCCAAGGGCGGTCATTACGGCGCCCACGTCGAGTTCGGCCACAAGACCAAGGATGGCAAGCACGTCCCGGCCAAGCCGTTCTTTTTCACGGTTTACCACCATCAGCAGAAGAAACTGCGCGCTCGCGTCAGCCGGGCGTCCAGTACGGCAATCAAGGATCTCTACAAGTGAGCGATCCGTCGGCCGAACTGTCGGACGCCCTCGAGGTCGCCCTGCGCGCCGATGCGTCGCTGGCGGCTCTGTTCGTCAACGGCACGCCGCGGGTCTATGACCTGCCGCCGGAGAACGCGCCGTTTCCCTATTTCACCCTCGATGATGTCCATGTGCAGTCGCAGGCGGCCCAGGGTTTCGACGGCGCCGAAGCCAACCAGAACCTGCACGCCTGGAGCCGCACCGACCCGCCCGGCATGCGCCAATGCAAGGCCATCGCCGCAGCCGCCGTGGCGGCGCTCGACGGCGCCGCGATCACCCTGCCCAGCTTTCGGGTGGTGCAACTGCGCTGGGTCGACACCCGCTTCCTGCAGGAAGCCGACGGCCAGACCGTTCACGGCGTCATTCGCTTCGCCATCTCGACCGACCCGGCCTGAGCCTTTCGGTCAGAACCGCCTTTACCGCCGCCGGCCGCGCCGGCTCTTCCCCTGACATCGTTGGAAAGGAACTGTCGTGGCCAAGCCCCGCACCCTGCCGTTCGGCAACTTCAAGGTCTATCTCGGCGACGGCGCCGAGCCCGAGGTGTTCGCTGTTCCCTGCGGCTTCACCAAGGAATCGCTCAAGATCACCTCGGCCACCTCGAGCACGGTCGTGCCGGACTGCGACGACCCCATGGCCGCGGCCTGGGAAGAACGGTCCGTCTCGGCCATTTCCGCCCAGGTTGGCGGCAGCGGCGTGCTCGCCATGGCGGCCCTCGCAACCTGGCGCGACTGGGCGCTCTCGGGTCAGTCCAAGAATGTCC